AAAACACTCAAAAAAGTAACCTTCGTTGCGCCGTGGGTTGGAAAATGCAAACCAGTACCTGTCGGGCGTGTTTTCTGTAAAGAATCCAGCTCCCACCTCCCAAATTGGGTTGGGAATACCGCTAGATTCATCAAATATCAGCATCATGCCGTCTTGATTGTGCACACCAGCGTAAGAATCGGGGTTCTCTGCACTCCAAAGCTTGCCCTCACATGCCCAATAGCGGGTGCCTTTACGCAAATCACGCTCAACAAGCTCAGTTAACCACTGTGCCGGCACCAGTTTGGTGGCTGAGATCTCCCACCAGTGCGAGTTAATGAGCATGGCTGCCCATTTGGTCAACTCTGCCCAAGTAACTGAGCGCAGCTGGTTCTCGCTGTTGGCAGAAACTACTACCGAGCCACCAATACGGGTGGTCAACATCCACAAAATCAACCAGGACACTAGGGCAGACTTACCAATGCCTCGACCGGATGACACGGCCATGCGGATCGTGTCATAGTCAATCAATCCCTTTTGCTTCCTTATGTGCGCGGTAATATCGCGTAAGACTTCGCGCTGCCATTTGCGCGGTCCACTGAACTTCTCCAGCGGCGTATTCTTTTGGCCCCAAGGGAAAGCAAACAAAACAAAAGCCTCTGGATCATCAGCTATGGCCGGTGACCAAAGCTCGACCATCAGCTTTTGTTCTTCTTCAGACTTGTAGATTGTGGTTTGCATTGATTATGGTGCAGCCAGGTAATTGGTTGGCTGCTCTGGCATTGGCTGTGGCGCCAACATGTTTCGCGCAGCAATAGCACCACCAGCAGCAGCTGCAGTACCAAGCATTGCCGCGGGAGTCGCAGCACCATAGTAAAGCTCTCGCCAATCACCTTCCTTCATCACCGGCTTGGTACCGGTGTACCCTGCCTGCTTGTGAGCAGTTAAGGCATCTCGCATCTCTTCCCATGACTGCTTGGGCAACAACCTGTAGTCAGGATGGGCAAACTCATGCGGCTCCAACCTCTGACGGTACACATCCCACTTGCGCCACTGCTCTGGGAACAACTCAATTGCTGGGTTTGCGCCCCTAGACTCATCCACATAATCAACCACTCGCTTGTAAAACGGGTTGAAGTCTTGCAGCTGCTTTGGCTCAAACGCCAACTTTTCGGGCGTGGCCACACCAGGTATTTCATTTAATTCACCAGTTTTGGTGCGGTACATCTTAGACAATGATGATCCACCAATTACGTCAATTGCAGCCTTCTCAACCTTCTTGGTCGGCACTCCCAAAATAGCTTCTTTGGTTGGCTCCACTCCCAACTTGCCAGCCATGCGCGTTCTAAATGCCTCGCCCACAATCGGATCATCCAGCATTCTTTCATACGAGTGCCGGATCATGTGCAAATCAACTGCCGAAGTATTTGCACGGTTCAAGTCCAACCAAGGCGTACCAAGCGACGCGGTCTTTGGACCCAAACCTGGCACCTGATTCATCACTCGCAAAGTCACGTCTCTCATAGTCTCACCAGGCGCAATTTGGAACATCTCAGGCTTATCCAAAATTAACTTGGCCAACATCGCCTGATTCTTCAAATCAGCCGTGCCCAACACTCCCATACCACCGCGGCCAGCTGCCTGCACTCCCGTCTGCCCCTGCGCCGTGACAGACAAACCAGGCTCGCCAACCCTACCGGCCAGCGCTTTCAACTCATCCATATTCGTCAACCTCAACCGCTGCGCCAAAAATTCATTAGGCGTCAACGGCGCATTGGGCGACAACTGAGCAAAACTCAAACGGTTAAACATGTCCACCTGATCCGGATTGGCCACCTCATGTGTGCGAATCAATTTCTGCATTAACTTGTCATGCACATCTTTAGGCAGCGCAGCTGGGTCAATGTTGTTAGCCTTCATCCAAAACATGTCTGGCACCGTAAACTTGCCCTCCAAACCACCAGGTATCTTGATCTCTCTCTTGCTGGTTAAGTCAGTAATGCCAAGCGACTCAGGCTTAGTCACCGTCATATTCACCCCGTGCTTCTCGCCCCAAGCCTTCCATTCAGCTTCGGTCGCCTTCGCACCTGGCGTCGTTGGCGCCTCACCCTTCATCCTCATGCGCGTGGCCAATGCATCATCAATTACCGACTTGGGCACATAGCCGTTAATCTTAAACGCCGGGTTGTTCAGTATCGAATTCGCTATATCTGGGTTGCCCTTCAATAACTTCTTAACCTCAGACCTCGGCACCGCCGCGCCCGTCACTTCACCAGTAAAAGCCAAGTCAGCCAGATCTTTGTCTTTGCTGCTTAATTTTTCATATTGCGCCGTAATTTCTTGCAGTTTTTGCGCCCCAGACTTAACCAACTTGGTCATACCCACCGGTGCAAACGACATGGCGCCACCCATGGTCATGTCAGTCAATTCGTCAAACGCCGCCCGATCAGTTATCTTTAATGGATTTTTTTTGTCAGCATGTGCGCGATCACTCAATTCACGCCAGCGTTGTTGGGATTGCTGCAAATTCTGTAAGGCGCCACTTATCGACCGGCCAACACCCTGCATTTGTTGCGTCCGGTTTGGGTCTTGCATATAACCAAGCATTGAACCCAATACATTTTGCTGTTGCGCAGGCGCTAGTTTGTTTGTGGCCATAAATAAACCCCTGTTTTAGTGGGTCGAATATACATTAAAAAAATAAAAAATTGTGTGCGGGGGCACCCGTTCTTGTGCCCTTTTGCGCCGGTACCCCCCGCCCCCCGAAAATTTGGCGGGCGGGCCATGGGCGCCGGCTGCGGCCTGCTGGTCGGTACGTCCTAAGTTATCCACAGATTTGCGACGCATTTTGGGTACAGTTAAGCACAGCGCCCTGTGCATAACTGGAATTTGCCTATTTATTGTGCAAAATTGCTGTAGTTATCCACAGCGTGGTTAACATAATAGTGATTGTATAAAACCGATTATGTAAGCTTGGTGTAAGAAAGCATATGAATCAATGAGTTACAGCAATAAGTTATCCACACGTCACTTTGGCTCCACGTCTGTTACATCATCTAACTTGGCCATACCAATCTGCACCCTAGCCTGCGCCTGTTCCAACGCCTGGATGACGCTGATCCGGTTATCGCTGACGCTGACGTCTAACCGGTCGCCATACGTCCTTGGCTTTAGCTTGCTGGCCACCCATTTGCGGGCATCGACCTGCAGGCGCTTTTGGTTCACCCAGGCGCTCATTGCAGTGCCTTCTAAGCCCTCTGGCGGCTCTGAATCAGCCAGCTCAACAATCTCCTCTGCCAAACGGTCTGCGCGGTCTTCTACGGCCTTTTCGTAAGCTTCTTTGTATTCTGGATTGGTTCGGATCATCAGCTTGGCCAAGCCATAGCTAGGCATCCCTTCCAAACGCAAAGCGCCAGACAAGCTTTTACCGCCAGCCACTTCGTCAATGATCCGCTGCCAAACTGGGCTTTCGATGGGGAACTCCACCGGCCTACCCATGATGGCGCCGCTTTTGGTTGTTTTTTCTGCCAATGTTTTCATGCCTGCCCCGTGCGCGCGCGCGTAATTGGGAAAATTGTCGCCGAGAATCGCCCACCCCGACATTTCCCCATATTCTGATTAACCAAAAAAACGGGGTACTCACACAACGCTTTCCCCCAAAAGCTGGCGGCAACTAATACCAGCGCCGTCATGCTATCACTTCAATTTCAACCGCATAGACTTTGGGTCCATCTTTGCGCTGACTGTATTGCCAATCCAAATCTTTGTGGCCATCATCAACGCCAAGCCAATCAGCGACACCATCGCGCACGGCCTTGAAGGCTGACTGTAGGTTGTCACCATCCAAAGCTCTGGGCGCCACTCTGGTCAACACCAGTGTGCATGGTGGAGCTGGTGGTGCTGCAACCGACGCCAATGCGTTGAACGCTTTTGCACGGTGACTTTTGGCCAATTTTGCCTTCACAGCCCAATGCAACCTTAAGTTCGCAACCGACACAATCTTAATTGGCACCCTAATTTCAATCATTCAATCCCTCATTTCCCAGCTTCCCCACTTCCCCGTCCTTCCGATCCTATCCGGCCCATCCGCCATCCGATCCTTCCTGTGTCTATAGACACAGGAGGAAGGATTCGGATGATTGGCGGGGTGGGAATCCGGATGGTTTCGGATGACTTCGGATGACTTCGGATGGTAATTCGGATGCATCCTTGTTCATCCGATTCGGATGACTTCGGATGACTTCGGATGGTCTGGGTGACTCCGATACCCCCCATCAGCCTCTACCACCATCCCCTTGGCAATCATACTTTTGACTACTTCCCAAAATCTATTGTTCTTCACCCCATGCTCTTTGGCGCTGTCTCTCCACTCATCGTACTGCGCTGGATGGCTCAAATTATCTTGCTCGCGCTTGACCTCAATCAGCACCAGGCACTCCATAACGATCTTTTGGTTTGGTGAGAGATAGGTCTTTTTCTGCACCTGACTGACTAGGCCGCTGATATCTACGCCGACAAGGTAGGCACCCTTCACTGGCAAATTGTGCTTGTCCAAAATGGGTAGATCGACCTGAGTAATCTGAAAGTTTTTGGCCGCTGGCATCTCGGCATCTTTCATCTTTTTGGACTCAAACTGGATGGTTTTGGTGCCTGAGTCCAACGCCACCTTGTACTCGGCATCTAGCGCCCCCCTGAGGGCTGTAGACCCTCGGCTGCGCTCTTTGTCCATGGCGCCGCTGTGATGTACCACTAAGACGCAGCACTTCCATGGCTGGCGCAGGTAGGTGTCTAGGTGTTGGATGAAGGCATTCATGTCTTGGGTGCTGTTCTCGTCGCCCCCCATGTTTCTGGCCACGGTGTCAATGATGATCATGCTGGGTATGCAGCCGGCATCTGCTGATAGCTGCTTGACTGACTCAGCCACAATGGCCGCCTCGGTGCTGTCGTACAGCTGTGCAGCCCTGTGGCTCTTGTATAGCGGTGCGCCGGCCAAGCTGGTGCCGTTGCCTAGCTCCCAAGCCTTAAACCGCCTGGCTAGCCCGTTATGGCCTTCGCCGGCTATGTAGAACACGGCACCCTGCTGTACTTGGTGCCCGTGCCATGGCTTGCCAGTGGCTATACAGCAGGCTATGTCGATGGATACAAAGCTTTTGCCACCGCCTGGGTCACCAAACACCTGCGCCAGTGAATCGCTCTCAATGTAGTCATCCACGACCCAATGTATTTGCGTGAGCTGCAGGTTGTCTGCCCTGGTGAACTCAAAGGCCAGCTTGTCCTTTACTGGCCCTGCTACCCGCTCAATCTGTTCTTTCACTGCATCCAATCCCTGCAGCACATGTAAGTCGTTGAAGTCTGTTGGTTTATTGGGCAAGTCAGACTCCGAAAAATTGGGGTAAACAACCTCACCAAACACCAGTGCAGCTGCAGCTTTACCCTTGGCCACACCTGGGTTGCCCTCGGTGAACTGGTCATTATCTGCGCCAATCACAATCCGGCTGCCAGGAAACATTTCTTTGGCCGCCTTGGCCACCTTGGCCAAGTTGCCACAATCAAACGCCACCAAGGTGGTGTACCCCGTCGCTTCATGGATACTGGCGCAAGTGGCAAACCCTTCACCAATAAAGATCACCTTACGGTTGCCACGCAACTCATAAAAGCCACCTTCGATCTTGCCGCCTTTAAGAAATCTTTTGTTGCCATCAGCATCAATGGTTTGGTAGCTCAGTATCTCTCCCGCCTGATCAATCACCGGCACCACCAACCTGCCAGCACGGTCGATCTTGATCCCATGTGGCTCAATACGCTTACGCACAAGGTAAGGATGGTCTGCGCTGGCATCTGTATAGGTTGACACCTCTTCTTCTGCCCTGTCTGCCGCTTGGGCCTGCGATGCCTGCCTCTCAGCCTCTCGCTTGGCCTTGAACTCAGCCACCCACTTATCATGCTCTAACCTCTCGCTGAAGGTCATTGACCTGCCAGTATCTGCCACCCACTTGGCCTCAAAGGTTGGCTCTTTCCAGCAGCCACAAACACCCACAGGAATCTTGCCACTCAGGTGCAGGATGTACCAACCATCCAATGCACCTTTCTTGCTCGACACATGAGGCACCCTGTGGATCTCGCCATCAGCAATCAAGTCTTTGATGGCCAATCCCGATACCTCGCAGTGCTTGCGAAAGCTCTCCACTGGATCAACCAGGTCAGTTGACGCTGTGGCAGCTGCAAAGCCGTTGGGAAATATGCTTGATAAGCTACTCATGCCTGCACCCCCACCAGCTCTGGCCATATGGCCTTCCAGCTGCCCTGGCACACCATCTTGCGACTCACCCGCCCCTCTGTCTCCTGCTCTATCCGAACCGCCTCCCAAGCACTCATTTCACGCCTGCCGGTTAAGCATTGATACAGATACTGCTCATTCATGCCAACTTTTTCTGCCAGTTGTCGGCGCTCATCTGGGGTTATTTGTGTGTTCATAAGCCACCGAGTCTAGCAGATCGCTATAAATTTAAGGGTATAGGGAAAACACCTAGAAAATAATCTATCAAACCGCTAGAAACATCTAGTTTTTTGCTAGAATTCTGGTCATGGGCAGGGAAATAGGTTCTCTGAACATCACGCCAAACGGCCAACAACGTAAAGGAAACAAAATGACAAACGCAACACAAACAACTGCTCAAGAAGAACGCAACCTCAACATGTATGGAGTTGCTGACATTAACGCTTACGTGGAATCTGTCAAAGAATCCATCACATACCAATTCACAGGCGCAAACATGGTTGTCGCTGGCCTGATGTCTGATGCTCAAGAATTGATTGCTGGTGGCGCACAAAACCGCAGCCGCCAAACACTCAACATTGCTAAACACATTTTGTTTTTGATCATGGATGGCGAATTGGTTGGCACAGTAGAACGCAAATAAAAACCCACGGGGCGCAAGCCCCCTTAACAACACATTTAAAGGAAAACAAAATGAACGCAACTTACGAAGCATACGCAGTATCTGATCTGTACGAAGCCGGTATCGCCTGCGATGGCCGCCGATTTATCGCTGAAAAATACTATGTCTTAATTGAAAACGCAGCTGGTCGCCGTTTTCGTCACGAAAAAACTTTCCCTGGCGTAAAAGTTGAGGAGTGCGAAGAAACTGGCGAAGTTTGTTTTGCTGATATTCGTGAGACTGCGAAAACAATCGTTGAAGATTTGGCCGCCAAAGTTAATATAGCCTTGGCATCAGGTAAAGCCTTGACAGCATCATGCTGGTTTGAAGTCGATCCAGCTTACGGCTCTGACGCTTACATCGATCAAGGTACAGAGTCAAAGCGCTTTTTTGAAGAGAGAGCCGCAGCCTAATCCAACCCACGGGGCCACGGCCCCCTTAACTTGAAAGCACAATATGAAACAAAAAATCCTTGACGTACTTGCAGCCACCGCTATTGGCGTTGGCCTGGCCACTTTACTTGTTGCCTGGTGGTCATCATGACCGACCTGCAAGACTTTTGCCAAGAGCCACGCACCATGCAAGAACTGGTGGATGCTGGCTTTGTTACCCACGCGGTCTACAACGCCGTTAAACGCGGTGAACTTACCAACACCAAAGCAACTGACGATTGGGGCCGCAAATTGCACGGCAAAGGTCTCTTTTTGTCTACTGTTACTCAAACCCCTTACAACGCCGCCGCCTTGGTGGCCGCTTGGAGCACACAACCATGAACATAGCGCCCGTTTGTCCAGATGGAATGCTGGAAATCAACATCGAATGCCAAGGGGTGGACTTGGTTTGCCACTTTGACTACACCCCTGCTGAGTCAGGATCTAAAGACTCCATGGGCTTGCTCTATGAGCCTGACCTGGTTGCAGAATGCACCCTTGCCAGCGCCTACGTTGGCGACGTAGACATCGCCCATTTGCTTTTGCAGTACTTGGTTGATGACCTTGAAGCCACCGCCCTTGAATACACCGAAGAGGAACAAGATGACAATTTCTGAACTAGCCACTGCCTTGCGAGCTGCTAAAGCCGCCGAAGAAAAAGCCAAGGCTGACCGCCTTGACATTGAAGAGAAGATGCTTGCCCTCTTTTCAAAACCTGTATCTGGTGAAGGTACCCACAATGACGAAGACTTCAGCATTGTGTGGAAACTTAACCGCACGGTTGACACCGACAAATTGACTGCAGCCTATGAGACTTTGCCGGTTAACGCCCAGCGAGCCTTTCGCTGGAAAGCCGAGGTTGAACTCAAAAACCTGCGAGCCTTGGCTGACCTCGACCCCGTGTCCTATTCAGCAGTTGCTGAATTTATTACCAGCAAACCCGCAAAACCTTCTATAACTCTGAAAGACTAAAAATGTTTGACTTAAAGTCCATCTCCAAAACCCGCCGTGTTCGCGCCCCCAAAATTGTGATCGTTGGCCAAGGCAAGATCGGTAAAACCACTTTTGCCGCTATGGCGCCCAACGCCATTGGCATCTTGACTGAGGACGGCGCCGACGCGGTTGACGCCAACGCGTTTCCTTTGGCCAGCAGCTTGACCGAAGTCTATGCAGCCATTGAGACACTGATTAGCAGCGAGCATGACTTTAAAACCCTGTTCATTGACTCGCTTGATTGGCTTGAACCCATGGTGCAGGAACATGTTTGCAAGGCCAACAGCTGGAAAAATATTGAGGCGCCAGGTTTTGGCAAGGGCTATGTGGCTGCAGCCGAAGAGTGGCGTAACTTGCTGTCTGGCTTGGAAGTCTTGCGAGCCACTAAGGGCATGGGCATTATTTTGATTGCTCACGACAAGATCAAACGCATTGAAGACCCGCTCACCGAAGGCTATGACTCCCATGTATTGAAGCTGCACGACAAGGCTGCTGGCTTGGTGCAGGAGTGGGCTGACATTGTTGGCTATGCCGGCTACCGCATCTTTACCAGCAAGACCGACGCAGGCTTTTCTAAGAAGGAAACCAAAGCCACCACCACCGGCGAGCGCATCTTGCACGTTGAACCCCATCCAGCTCATTGCGGTGGTAACCGCTTTGGCCTCACCAATATGTCGCTTGATTGGGCGACATTCCAGGCTGCGCTCACCGTAGCTCAGTCCTGATTTTCAATCCAACCATAAACTTTAAGGAAACACAAAATGGCACATTTTTCATTTGACGCATCAACCGTAACTCCCCAGGCCGTGACCGGCCCAATTCCCGCAGGCACTTACCTGGCACATTGCACCGAATCCGACGTGAAGCCGCTGAACTCTGGCAACGGCACAGGCTTGAAGATGACTTTTGAAATCTTGGATGGCCAGTACAAAGGCCGCCGAGTTTGGGAGAACCTCAACATCCAGCACACCAACGAAGACGCCCAACGCATTGCTCAGAGCCAGCTTTCAGCCCTGTGCCACGCTGTCAACGTGATTAAGCTGGAAGACACTGCAGCCCTGCACTTCAAGCCCGTCAAGATCAAGGTGGTGGTGCGCGAAGCACAAGGCCAGTACCAGGCCAGCAACAACATCAAAGGCTATGAATCTGCCGGTGGCACCCCTGTGGCTTTTGTGCCTGCAGCCGACGCACCAGCTGCAGCACCGGTGTCCAAAGCACCCGCCTGGGCTAAGAAGTAAACCATGGCCGCAGTTCCCGAATCTGTCGTGGACCCTGTGGCCAGTGCCATCTTTGCCCATTACAAGGCAAAGTATGGCGCCGAGCTACAACGCCCCTACCTTGGCGCCAGCGCCATTGGCAAGCCCTGCTTGCGCCAGCATTGGTATTCTTTTAGATGGTCCAAACCCGCTGAATTCTCTGGCCGCTTGTATAGGGTGTTTCAGTCTGGCCATTTGCAAGAGCCAAGGGTTTATGCTGATTTACGGGCTATTGGCTGCAAGGTGTATGACGTCAACCCAGCTACTGGCCAACAGTTTGGCTGGAGTGAGCCAAGTACCGGCTACCATTTCAGGGGCAATGCCGACGGCATTGTGACCGGCATACCCCAAGCACCAAGCACCCCGCACATATTGGAAATAAAAACAGCATCCGATAAGTATTTTCGGGAAATGCAGAAATCTGGCGTAAAGCAGGCCAAGCCCGAACACTGGGCGCAAATGCAATCATATATGCATTGGTCGATTGCTGAGTTTGCTAAAAATGGTTGTACCCGCGCAATTTATATTGTTGTCAACAAAGACAACGACGACATTTACACCGAGCGCCTAGAGTACGACGCCAAGGCAGCGCAAGAAATTGTAGACAAGGCATTGGCCATCATTACTGCTGCCGAGCCGCCGGTGGGGATCAGCACCGATCCAACCTGGTACGAATGCAAATTCTGCGACTACCACAGCATTTGCCATGGCGAGAAGCTACCGGCGCCCACCTGCCGATCCTGCGCCCATGCCACGCCTGAGTTGACCGGCAAAGCTGTTTGGTCTTGTGCATCGCACCAGACTGAGCTGACCGTTGACCAACAGCGCAAGGGCTGCGAGAACCACCGATACATACCAATTCTGTTGGCCAAGATCGCCAAGCCGGTTGACGTGGACGGTGACGCCGTGGTGTACCAGCTGGATGACGGCCAACAATTTACCAACGGTGACCCCAAGGTAAACCCCAAGCACTTGGCCAGCACCGAAATTCATGCAGCCAAAGACAAGGCCGTGTTGGTGCATGAAGACTTGATGAAGATTCGACTTCAATATGATGGAAGAATCGTATGATCCTGCGCGACTATCAGTCCCGCACGGTCGCCGACCTGTTTAATTGGTGGACCAAACACCAAGATGCCAGCGACATACCGTTGCTGGTGTTGCCGACCGCGGCAGGCAAGTCGGTGATTTGCGCCGAAATTGTCCGACAAATGTGGGCGCAGTGGCCTGACTACCACCCCCGCACGGTGGTGTTGGTGCCCAGCAAGGAGCTGGCCGAGCAAAACGCGGCCAAGCTACAGGCGCTGTTGCCGGACGACATTCACGTTGGGTTTGTCAGCGCCAGCCTGGGTAAGAAGCAGCACCAGGCCGACGTAATTGTGGCCACCATTGGCAGCATTCACAAGTCAGCGCATTTGCTAGGTGACATCAAGGCCGTGATCATTGATGAAGCTCACCTGGTAGACACCAAGGCGCAGGGCATGTACCGCACGTTCTTGGCCAAGCTAAGTGAGCTGTGCGACTTTCGCACGGTTGGCATGACCGCCACGCCGTTTAGGGGTAACCAGGTTTGGCTGACCGACGGTGACGATCCGCTGTTTACCGGCACGGCCAGCAAAGTGACCATGGGCGAGCTGTTGCAGCAAAAGTTTATTGCGCCATTGGTGCCGCCCACCGAGAAGATGACAACCCGCATCGATGCCAGCCAGGTCGGCATCGCCAACGGTGACTACAAGGTTGGCGAGCTATCCGCGGTGGTTGCCGGCTACCTTGAGAATGTGGCCAAAGAAGCCGTCTATTTGGCCTCACAGCGCCGCAAATGGATTGCTTTTACCCCAAGTGTGGCCAACGCTGAATGCTTGGCTGACAACCTCAACAGCCTTGGTATCACCGCAGCTGTCGTATGCGGTGAAACCCCCAAGCAAGAGCGCCAAGACTTAATCCAAGACTTCCGGTCTGGCCAGATCCATTGCTTGGTTACCGTGCTGGCGCTGTCGGTGGGGTTTGATGTGCCTGACGTCGATTGCATTATTTGGTGCCGGCCAACCAAGTCGCCGGTGCTGTATGTGCAGGGCATGGGGCGCGGCACTCGCATTGCTGAAGGCAAAGAGAATTGCTTGGTGCTGGACTTCACCGACACCGTCGAGCGCCTGGGGCCGGTAGACATCATTAAAGGACGGGCTAAACGGGCCGGTGGCAACACCGAAGGACCATACAGCATCTGCCCTGAGTGTGGCGAGCGCAACGCCGCCAAGGCGCTAATTTGCACTGCCTGTGGCGCCACGATCCGCGAGGAAGAGGCCAAGCCGGTGGACGCCAAAGTGTCTTTGGCTGCGCTGTTATCCGCGCAGGCCGAGGCCGTGCTGGTTTGGCATGACGTAACCAGAGTGGAATACAAACTGCATCGCAAAGAGGGCAAGCCTGACTCTATGAGGGTCGAATACTACAGTGGCATTTTGCAATGCGCCAGCGAATGGGTTTGCTTTGATCACGTTGGATACGCCAGCCAAAAAGCTGTGGTTTGGTGGTTGCAACGCAGCGAATTGAAAAGTTTTCCCAATTCAGTTGCCCATGCCATTGAAGTTTTGCAGGAAGACCCAGACTATTTGCAAGCACCCAGCCGGATTGCGACACGCAAGAACGGCAAATATACCGAGGTAAAAGACTATGAATTTAATTGAGTTGAACGCCATCAAAGGTCACTTAGCCCAACAGCTGGCTGACCTTGATGGAATAAAAGCAAATTGCAGGAGCTGTAGTAGGTATGACGGCAAGTGCAATCAGTACCAGGCAGAGCCACCGCAAGATTGGCTGCAGGGATCGGTTGATTGTGAACATTGGAATTGGGACCAAATCCCCTTTTAAGGAAAAAACCATGAAATATTTGATTTTTTTATTGATGACCGGCTGCGCCGCGGGATCGTCTTGGAACGCTAGTCTGTTGGATGGCGCCAACGGCAACGCGCAGCAGAAGCTGACCTTGGACAAGGACATCCAACCCATGAGCCGCAGCGAGGTGATCTTGGCCGTGCAGGAATGCGAAAGCTCTGGCCTTCGCGCCGTGATGATCATCGCCAAGCGCAAGATTAACAACTACACCGCAGACGTTGTTGCTGACGTGTCTTGCGCTCCTAAGTACAGGTACTGATATGACACAAGAAGCATTGAAACTGGCGCTTGAATGCGCCGAAAGATGTGAAGCAATTGATGGAATGTATAGCTGGAGCGCAACCATCACCGCCATCGAAGAAACCTTGGCACAGACGCAAGAGCCTGATTATTGGCTTGGGTATGGATTGCAAGCGCACACAGAAAAGCCGTTTGAAAGCGCGACACCCCTCTACACCCACCCACCAAAGCGCACAGAGCAAGAGCCTGTGGCGTGGCGTGACCACGTTGAGCAGCGCCTGCTGACATGGCGACAGTCCTTCGTCAACAAGTCGGGCGATCAGTTGGCGCTTGATGACTTCATGGACAAGCAAAGCCTCGATGATTTGATCGACTTTGTGTGTGATGAATACACCACCCCACCACAGCGCAAGCCGCTGACGGATGAGCAG